CAAGCTGATAGGCCTGTGCCACGGTGTCGAACTCAGGAGTTCCGCGTTTTGCAGAATTCTTGACGATCCAAGCTGCGTATTCGTCGGCTGTTGCCATTTATTGACCTCCACGCAGGATTGCGTCAGCCTGTGAGCGAATATTTGCTGGCGCTGCCGCAGCAGTTGCTGCTGGAACTTGTGCTTGGTTAGTTGGAATTTGAGAAACAAGTTGCTGGCGTCTGTCTTCTGCAATCTGTTCTGGTGAGCGATACTTTTTCGACACATCTCCAATGATGCGCTGTGAAAAGTCGTTGAATGTCTCTCCAGGCTTGGTCGCATAGTCACCAGCAACAAATGTGTTCTTGGCACGTGTGAGCGTGCCGTTGTTCTGGGCAAGCCAGTCTGTCTTAGCATTGTTGATGGATGCATCAACATCTTGCAGTTTGGCCATACCACGCAAGAAGCTGGACAAGTCACCAGCAGATGCATTGTCGCTTGGGAATCCTTTCAGGGCCATTGCAATGTCTTTGTCTGTGGCTGGGCCTGGTGGCAATGACTTGATAGCCGCTGTGTTGCGAAGGCGTGTGTATTCTTGACGCAGTTGCGTCATGCCACCTTGGAAGCCAGCGCCTTTTTTCAAGAAGTCTGAGGCGCTTGAAAACACACCGTAACCACCACCAGATTCGTCAAGGCGTTTGGCCAAGTCATTGAATTGTTCGGCAGATTGCTTCGATGTTGCTGCCAATACTGCTGATTCGTTGATTAGTTTGCGAGTGTCTGCTGGAATGTCAGTCAGATTTTTCTGAATGTCAGACATTTTTGCAGCAACATCTGCGGCTGTCTTTTGAGTGTCAAGATTCAAACGTGCAGAACGATCACCAATTTGGCTGCGCAGATTTTTGATGTCCCAGTTGGTCTTGTTGAGGCCTGCAATTTCGACTTGCTCTGCATATTTCGCTTTAACCTTAGCCGCATTTGCATCTGCTGTTGCTTTGGCCGCATCTGCTGCTGCTTTTTCTGCTGCGTTGGTGGCTGTGGCTTGAGCTGTAGTAGCCTCAGCAACTGCTTTGTCTGCCGCTGCAATGGCTTGGGTCAATTCTGCTGGTGCTTTGGCTTGCGCCCTACGCTCGACACCGAGCTTAATTGCTCCCTCAATAATCTTTTCACCACCAGGAATCTGAGAAATATTGTATCCAAAATAATCTTCAGCAGATTGTGGATTTACCTTGGCAACATCGCGCCAACTTTCAAGAAACTTAGCGCCAGCTTCATCGCCAGAATTGCGTTTTCCTTCAATCTGTTGTTCAAGAAGGCTGATGGCTATCTCAGGTTTTCCTGCCTTAAATGCAGAAAATACTTGTCCTGATTGTTGCAGTGCTGCATTCTGACGTTCACTTGACAATAGACCAAAACTTTCACGCACAGACTTTGCCTGCGTCTCAGGAAGAAGCATGGAGAGGTTTGCATAGTCAGCAGCAGTTGCATTTGGCTGGCGCAACTTTGCAAATCCCTCTTGAATCAACTTTTGGTTGGCCAATTGCTGTTGTTGCTGCTCTTGTTTGAGTCGAGCCTCTTGAACGCTTGCTCCAGTTTGGAACGCACCCAAAAATGCTTGTGTTGGGTCAGCGATTTGAACCCCATAGTTGATAGGTTGCATCAGAATTTACCTCCGAGACCGCTAAATAACCCAAGGCCACCAGAGATTGCTGAGGGGATTGCACCAAATGCTTTGCCCTGTGCAATCTCAGCGCCAGCCAATGCTGCACCTTGTTGGCCAAGAAGATTTGCCACATTTGCTCCTGTTGTTTGAGCAGCTGCGCCTGTACCAGCTGCGGATGCTTGGCCAAGACCTGCAAGGTTCTGCGTAGTTGTCTGTCCGAGTGCTGTCATGCCACCTAATCGGCCATATTGTTGATCGATCAGACTGGACAGCAGTGCTGGTCTGAACTGTGCCAATGCACCTTGGATATTTCCACCACGCAGACCACCAGTTGCCGATGCGCGTTGCAAAAGAGCTTCCTCACCTTGACCAGCAAGTGCTTGGAATGTTTCTCCACCTTTGATGCGCTCGATGGCCGCACGTTCTGCCTCTGGCCCACGAAGACCAAGCAATGCTTGCTGTTGTTCAAGTGCTGGTGCGCCTGCTGCTGCAAATGGAGACCGCCCGCCAAGTGCTTTTTCTCCTGCCATAGAGTATGGCTTGAGGAGTTCCTGAACTTTATCGAACTGCCTGCGTTGTTCTTCAATACCTGCTTGTGCAGAACCTGATTGTGCAGCTGCTGCGCTTTCTGCTGCATCTGCTTGGGCCATACCAGAGATGAGTGTGGCACCACCAACGGCAATGCCTGCCAGTGCTGCTCCTGATAATCCAAATGTCATTTTGATTCCTCCAATTGCGCTGTCTGTGCAGTTTCAAGAGCTATTGCTGGCGCTGGAATAGTGAACATATCCCACAGCGCTTGTGGGTCTTGCTCGTTGCTTGGGTTTGCGTGAAATGTGGTGACTTCGACTTCAGTCAAAGCAATGCCAGCACGCTTGGTGCCGATCTTGGAGACGCTCATGTCTCCTGCTTTAAGAGTGCGTGGGCCATTGTCTGTGCTGACAATCAACTCGCCTTTTCGCACCAAGAAAAAAGATTCTTCTTTGTGGATTGCACCAGTCAGAACGGTGCCAGCAGGAATATGCATTGTCCGAGCGTACAGGCCATTGCAGAAGTCGTGATCGACAGGCATGTCCACCTGAGGCAGCTTGAGCAGCTCGGCCTCTAGGCGATAGATTGGAAGGTGCTCGGCTGGCACGCCAGCTTTGACTTCCTGAACCGCAACATGACTCATCGAAAACTCCTGTGCAGGGGCTTGTGAGCTACTGGCGGCTCGAACGGCTCAGTGCTGACTATTTTCCCACATTTTGGCATTTGGTCAATCTTCCATTTCAAATTCACGCTCATCCCATGCCTGGCAGACGCGCAGGTCGTGACAGATAAACTCGAATTTGGTGCAGTAACCACGGAAACCAGCATTTGTGTCCCACTCATTTCGGGGAATGCGCTCCATCTTGGCCTGTGTCATGGTGCTGTTGTCGTAGTACTCGCAGTTTGAGCAGCGACGACGACGAGACTCTTTTTCGTCAACTTGCATGGCCTTGCCAACTGCGATCCAGTAGGTCTTGTTGGCTGTTGGCTCATTGGATGGATTCTCAGGGCCAAGCATCCAGTCGTCAATGGCGATCTGGGTGTTCTTTTTATTCTCGGCTGTGGTGATGAATTCTTCCTCCATCGGCAAGCCCATAAAGCCCTTGGGCATCATCATGAATTTGTCCATGCTGTTCTCCTTGATTAAGTGATTTCGCGGCCAGAGGCGCGGATGGTCAGTGATGTTGCTGCGCTGGCGATTGTGCTGATGAAACTGCCTGATTCCAGCGCTTGACCAACCAGCTCGGGGAAGGTATATGTCTCATCGGGTGCAATGCTGCGAGTGTCAACGATTAAGTTGGCTGTGCCAGCTGTTCCACCACTTGTCACCAAGTTGACGCTAATAGTCACATTGCCTGCCGTGGTGTTGGTGGCTGTGAACTTGTCGATCAAAGCCTTGCAGTTCACTGCTGTGTATTGCGTGGTCTGGGCATTTTCTGCCTGCTTTGGTGGGATCAAAACCTTGATAGATACGGTCATTTCATTCTCCTTATGTAGCTTCTGCACCGCTGGCGGTGATGGTCAGGCCAACTGCTGCTGCCTGAATTTGGACGGTGTCGCCTGCATTCATGATCTGTACGCCATCGTATTGCAAAGCGTTGTTTGCTGGTACTGGGATGTCATAAATAAATGCGTTTGAAGTTCCGGCAGACCCTGCGGATGGAACCAAAAACACGCGAACATTGATAGCCGCTGCCGTGGTGTTGGCAATGCTGAATTCTTTGAAGAATGTGCGTGTGCTGGCTGGTACGGTGTACAGCGTTGTCACGCCTGTGGTGATGGCCGCTTGGCCAAGTTTTGTGGGTGTGATTACATCGAAAGCCATGTGAGCACCTGATTTGATCGCACTGAGGCGGTTTGGTTTGCATAAGGCAAGATGCCATTCACATCGTGCGCTAGTTCGATATTGTTACGCACAGGTGCCAGTGCTAGCAAGTCAAGTGCTTGAGCCAAGCGAGGGATGGCATCCAAGGCCTGCTGAATCTTGGCGTTCAGAACAGCGTCATCAACTGCTGTGTCCTGAGCCAGTGCACTGATTTGTGCTAGCGCATTGTTGGCGTTGGCTGCTGCCGTGTCTGCCTGATATTCAAAGTCAGTACCGACAATAACCTGCAACTCATCCACGGCAGAAAACAGCAATTCAAACTGCCTGATCTGTTGCTGATCAGTCAGAAATGTTGCGAGCTGATCTCGCGTCAGATTGAGTCTGCGTGATTGTGGTGCGGTTGCCATCAGAATGCCAATGCCTCAATCTGGGCTTCAAGACGGATGAACGACACATGGGCATCACTGTCACCACGGAATCTCTGGATGCGCCAGTTGCGCATGTGGCCTTGTTGGAACCATGCAAGACGCTTGACAGTGTTTCCGATTGTGCCAACTGTGATGCTTTTGTCTTGGCTCCATGTTTTACCGTCCACGCTGTAACTGGTGCTGATCTGTGGGTTGGTTCCTAAAGCCACGCTGCCAGTCAAGCTGACCAGCTCTAGCTCGTTAAAGATCGCTCCATTGCTCTCGTTGTAGACGATCAAAGTGCCAAATTCCCAGCGCACTTGCTGGCCCCAGTGATGGCCAGTTGATTGCACCAAGTAACCGATGGCACTGGACTGAGGATCGCCAACCAGCCATTTGTCATAGCACCAGACCAGATTGCGTGCGCGATATTGTGCAAAGCCAACAATGGTCGTTATCAGCGTAAACCATACCTGCTCGCCCAAAGCCTCGGATGCCGATGCATCATAGACAACTGTGCGGTCTGGAAGGTGCACATAAAGGTGCTGATGATTCTTGTCATTGCGTGCTTCGAGCTTGACCGTGGCCAGTTGAGCTTCGGTGTATTCCAAAAGCAAGTTGTCGATTTCTTGCGTGCTAATCTTTTGTGTGGTGGCTACCGCTCCAACATATATACCTGGCGCTTCATTGCGGCCACCACCCAAAAATGCAATGCGCTCGATGTAGACGCAGCAGGCAAATGTGCCGATAACACCTTTTTGGATTTGAGCGCCATCAATGCGTGCAAATGGGAATAATTCTCCACCTACGTTATCGAACACCTCGATGGTGTTTCGATTGAGTGCATACACTTCGTTGCGCAGTTTGAGCAAAGCCACTACAGGGTCTGGATCGGCTTCTGAGCTTCCGTACTTTATTGGGTTAACCACCAATGGATCAGATAGTTCAGTGACGATCAAAAACTCACCGTCTGTGGTCATGAAGTAGCCATCAACCCAGCAGAAGTCCAGCACAACGCCAATGTCTGGATCAGTTACTTGCGCAAGTCCAAGTGATGCACTCCAGTAGTACAAACGTCCACCAGATGCAATTGCTAGGCGATCAAAGCTGTAGTCGAATGTCACCAATGTATCAACTGGCCCACCAACATCGCCCAAAGTGGTCACAGCGCCATTGCTGGCCACGGTCACCAACTTGGTGCCCATGACTCGATAGCAGACACCATTCCAGTTGATGCCCCCACGGTCAGTGCCTGGGCCTATGCCGTTGGCCACAATGCCATCGCCTGGACGCAGGAATCCGTTGCTGATGCCAGAAGTCTTTGGCACTGGCACCATGTTGACCGGATAGCTGGTGCGCAGCTCTGGCGTGTTGTCAGCGTAGATGCCGTTTAGGATTGGAATTTGCATGGCTTACCACTTGACCTTGTTGGCCCAATATGCTGCGCTCATTTTGCCCTTGGCAATGTTCTCAGCGTGTCTGGCCTTGAATGATTCTCGACGAGCTTCGGAGGCCTTGGACTCGCCTTCTTTCTTTGGAGACCCAGACACGCCTTGCTGACCGAAGCGAATGGTTTTCACTTGGTCACCGGCCTTGGCCACAACAACGTGGCTTTTGGTCGGATGCGATGGCGTGCGCTTTGGCTTGTTATAGCCTTCCACACCAACGCGAGCAAGGCGAGTGTCTTTGGTGGCCATGTTAGAAGTTAATGTGAAGTTTGAAGGCTTCCAAGATAACTACATTGTTTGCTGCCGCAGGCTGTGCGGTGAAAGCAAACGTCTGGTCTTGCGTTGCATCTACGGTCAGAACCACATTTGCGCCTGTTGACAAGCCGTGGCCAACTTGGTTGACTGCATTACTTATGATCTGAGAGCTTCCACGGTTGCACATGAGCTTCTGAGCGCAGGCACTTTCGTTGTTGGCCGCGCTGACGGCCATGAGCACGCCACCTCCATAGGTCATGCCGATGTTCTTGGCCGAGGCGCTGTTGGTCATGCTGTAGAGCGCATCGATCTCCATGCCACCACCAACGCCCATTGACCAGCCTGGCACTGTGACAGATGCCAGAGTGACCGCTGTGTTGGCCACGGCCACGACTGCTGTGCCGTACCAGAGCAGAGCTGTCTGAGTGCCGGACTGTGTGCCGCTGGTTGTAACTGCTGCGCCGCCTGCGGAAGTGGAGACGGTGAAGGTGTTGGCCGACAACACGGTTTTGACGTAATACGTGGTGTTGATGGCCAAGCCAGTGGGCAGTGCGCCTGTGGTGGTGAAACGTATCGTGTCATTGACCGACAATCCGTGACCAGTCCAAGTGACCACGCCAGGCGCTGCAATGGTGATTGTCACAGTGGATGATATATAAGGCAGATCAATGCTTACAGCAGTGCCAGTGGTGTCAACGTCCAAAGCTGTTACTTCGTAAAAGCCTGTATCAGCAGTTCCGCCAGTCCAAGTGACATAAACATCCTCGCCAACTGCCACGGCTGCGGTAAGGCCGTGAGCACCAGCACTGTTCAGTCGCACATCACCTGCGTTGTTGTCATAGGTCAAAGTAACGAATGTGGAAGCAGGCTCGACCAAGCTGACAGGATCAAGGTTTCCGATCACCAAGGCTGGGAAGCTGCGCAGCTGGGGCTGTGTGCCGATGCTGTACTCGACAGTGGCGTTTCGGTTGTCAATGCGAATAGTGCGGTCTTCGGTGTATGGGCCGAATGTTTGAGCAGTGTTCGACAGAGTGCCAATTGTGGAGTAGTTCCAAGGCTGTGCACTTGTGGCCACAGATTGCAACAGGACGGTGGTCGACTCATTGCCGGTGTTGCCAATGCTGATGTACTCGCCAACAGGCAGGATCACATCGACTTGGTTTTGGGTCAGGCTTGGCTGGATAAACATGGTGGTGGCTCCTAAAAATTAAGCGATGCGATACCACGAATTTGTGGCTTGATAGAAACGCATGGTGAAGAATGCATTGGCTGCCAGTGTCGTTGGTGCACCAAATGCATTGGATGCTCCATTGAGCGCCAGCGTGAATGCTGTGATGATCTGGGTGCTGGTCACCAGCACTTGAGTGCCATCAGGCACGCCAGTGTTCAGTGGCAAGGTGATCGTGCCTGTGGCCAGTGTGCCAGCAGGCTGGATGATCATCCATTGCTGTTCGCTGACTGGTGTTGGCACTGTCACGTTGAAGCCGGTGCCTGGTGTGTACAGGTTGGTGGCCACGGTCGGTGCCGCGAATGTAGTTTGAAAGTATTGCAGCAATGCGCTGACTGACATCTTGCGAGCATCGCCATTGTTCTGGTCGTAGACCGGAATCTGGTTTGCACCAGAGACTTGGCTAATGCTTGAGAGTTGATTGATTTGTGGCATGTTGTTGGTTCCTCAGTTGTATTCGAGTGGGCCGTCTTGACCGGCCAAGACTGGATCGTAGGGGCGCTGCAAGAATGGGTCGTCGTAGACGCGCCATGGCTTGTTGCCTGCACCGGATGGCATTGTGCCTGGCATCTGTTGCTCCATTGGCATGGCTGCGCGTGACAGGAGCGTGTTGTAGGACTCTTTGGCTGTGGTCTTGGTGTCAGGCATGACCTGCTTGCCATAAC